TTTAGAACATGTCATCACCCAGTAATAGAAATTCTTCGCATCTTATTGGAGATGACCCACGATCTGGAGTTGCAACTCAGAAGGATTTCGCATATCATAAATGATCAGATGAATATGACAAAGATGGTAACAAAAACAAACACAGATGTACTCCCTCTCATTTTATCTTATGTGTAAAATAATATTAAGCGAAACATATATTTAATACATTATCATGAATGACAATGTATTTTTAATTTTTGGTTATTTAGCATCTGGAACCGCATGTCTTATGATGTTTCCACAAATCTACTTGACCACCCAGAAGAAAAAAATAGAGGACCTTTCTATTACTACTATTTCTATGGCACTACTTACCCAGTGTCTCTTTTTTCCCTATTCCATTCATTTCAAACTTTATCCTCTGCTAACTGTTAATATATTTCTTAGTGTATGTGATTCGTTTATTATTTCCTATTACTTGTATTTGAAATACAATCCACGACATCCACTATTGGAAGAAATCTTCGTCGATTCATCGTACCAATGATTTTTCTAGAGAACAGTTTTTGAGACACGTTATTTGCACATGGGACACCCCAGCACCCAGCACCCCTCAACGGAACTATACCCCCGCCCTCCATACCCCTTGTCCAAGACTAGTACCCAAGATTCCGTTAAAACCCCCAATAATACTTATCGAGAAATGAGTGACATATTGATTTACCGGTAATTTATCGATTTTTGAGTGATTATCTTCGATTTTATGGTTTATAATATTTACCTCCTACCGAAAAATGCCTTCCATATTTCATCCATAGTAATATACTTATTGTAAAACCTACAAGGAAACCAGCTACGCATTTATCTGGGTGATCCTCCATAAAAGGACTTATCAGTAATGGTGCTAAAAAGAAAGTTAAAAAAGAATATAAGAACATAATACCGACTGATGTGGGTGTGCTTAAATGAGACATTTTATATATGATAAATATAAAATAATTCTATATGGCGTTTATATAATTACTAGGTAACTTGAACAACTAGTAATTATAATATAAAAATTTAACACTACATCGTTAGCAATGCAAACGTGGGTATTTTTTTTACAAAAAGTATTTTATCTAGATTTACTGCAGAGAAAATCGATAAACCTGCAACTTGAATCTTATAAGACTTTTGTAATACATTAATGCGTTGTTTTAATGAACTGTTTGTTACAAACCTGGCAGCAAAATAAGTGGGAATACTTACTGGCATATATTTTACTAAATATTTTATTTTTAACTGATTTTATTAATATATATACCATGTTCTGACGTGGCACAATCACAAAAATTTTTTATGAGTTCATCAATAGAAGAAATTATTTTTTTAGCACATTATTAATCATTTAGAAATTGTATGAAATGAGTTATTTTGAACAAACATATGGAGAGATTTTAGATATATCGAAAATGTATTCTATAATAACAGAACATTTGCCAATAACAGCAGACTACAGATTTTATGATTTTGGTTCTGGTTTTGGAAAAATAGTGAAAGAATACGCCAATAAATTCAAAATCTCATATGGAATAGAAATTAATAAAGAAAGGTATTTGGTTTCTATAGAAAATAATAAATCTGATTCACTATCATTCATCTATGGTAATTTTTTTGATACAAATGTTGAAGGTCCTTGTGTAGTTTTTTGTAATAATTTATGTTTGGGAAACGGAACATTAAAAAGACTTAGCATGAAATTTAATGAAGAATTAAAGTCAGGTGATTTACTGTTGGTCACTAAACCACTTCCCCTATTACACAAACACTATGATAGTTATCATACACTTACCTGTAGTTGGGGTGAATCGGAAGTATATTTATATAAAATATAAGCAAAATTACCCGTTTTATACTTATCCAGAAATGAGTGACATATTGATTTACCAGTAATTTATCGATTTTTGAGTGTTTCTCGTTTTCTTGGACTATGTGTAAAAAACATGTAAAAACGTGCATAAAATTGAAAGTGTTTTTTTATAAATAAACAATGATATCAATTAACAATACAAGTAATAAATACAACAATGTCATCTCCTGCTACCAAGAACGTATCTGCTCAAACCAAGACCCCTACTCCTCAAAAGAAGGTGGTCGCAAAAAAGGAAGCTGCTACCGATAAGCCTCCTGCAAAACCAAGAAAGCCAACGCTTAAGGAAAAGCACTCTCGTTTTCTCGTATCTAACTACTCTCTTATCCAATTCCTTTCCGCAAAGGGACTACTTACTGACGAATCAGTCGAAACCGCATATTCTGAAATCAAGTTGTTTGCTCCTGTTGATGAACAAGAGGCATTTTATGAATCGTATATTACCGAGTCCAAGACTACAAAGAAGACTATGAAAAAGTTTGTTACTCAGCGTAATAAGCCACCAAAGGTTCCTCGCGCAAAAAAGGAGCGCCAACCAAAGGCAAAGAAGGAAGGTGAGGCATCTAAGGAAAAGAAACCTCGTGCAAAGAAGACAACTAAGGTTGAGAACGACACCGAGGTAGATGTTGTATCTCAAATTGCAAACGATGGTGCTCAAGACCTAGTAAATGAACTAACTGCAGCAGCAAATGCTTCACCAACTGGTGTAAATGTTCAAACCACTCCTCCTGCAACAGCAACTTCTCAAGAGGTTCCTGGTGCTCCTCAGAAGAAGACTCGCAAACCTCGTGCAAAGAAAGAGGAAACAGAACCAAAGGAAAAGAAACCTCGTGCAAAGAAGGCAAAGAAGGAGGAAGTCGTTGTCGAAGCACCTCCTGTCCAAGAGGAAGAGGAGGAAGAGGAAATCCATACTCAAGAGATTACAATCAATGGAACTCTCTATCTCATTGATGGTGACAATAATCTCTATTCAACCGAAACCCATGAACAAGTGGGAACATACAATACTGAGGCTAACGAGATAGTTGCTAATGCTTAATATCTAATTTTAAACTTTATATTTATAATTTAATTAACTAATTCTTTTTTTATGTAAAATATATTTAAACCGAACATAATAAAGAATATAAATGTCATACGTATGTACATATTGCAATTTCACTGCTCCAACTAGAGCTAGATATATGCGTCATTTGGGAACACAAAAACATGCACGTAATTATCTAGAAGGAACCAAACATTTAATGAAGGAGACAACCAAAAAAATACCCAATGAAGTGGTTTCAAAGTGTAAAACAGAAACACCCTTGATTTCAAGAACAATCGAAGCTATAGAACCAACTGTCCAAGAATTTTCAGAAGAAATTATACAAGAAAATGCTATACAGAATTTTTTGTTCTTGGACCCTAGTATTCTATCTTTTTTAAAAAAAGTAGATGAAACAATAGAACTTTCCCCTATTATATTATGGATAATAAGTTTTTTTACCAGGTTTAATACTATGTTTCCAAGAAATAACAAAAAAACGAACACTCTAGAATCTTATAATAGTGATGAATTTTATGAAAATACAGAATAATTGTCTTTTTTTTTCTTGGACTCTTTTTTATTTATAATTATAGAAAAACCCTATAATTATACTTATCGAGAAATGAGTGACATATTGATTTACCAGTAACATATATATATCCCCCTTTTATTAGAATTATAATGATAAAATTGAAATAAATAAATATAGTAAAAAGATTTTAATATATATATATAAAGAATCATGGTTAAAAATACGACTGGTGGTAGTAAGCACAAAGGTATGGCTAGAAAATTAGTCAATGCCCCCACTTCTAATAAAATTCGCTTCTCTGAAGACGAAGATGAATGTTATGCTAAGGTTGTGAAAATGCTTGGTAATGGAATGTGTCATGTCAATATTTTATACAAAGACAATATTCATGAAAATGTTGTTTGTCATATTCGTGGCAAATTTCGTTCTAGAAATAAAAAAAATAATCTTGTTACTGTTGGCGGCACTCTTCTTGTTGGACTTCGCTCATGGACTTCCAAAATAGATACTTGTGACCTTCTTTCCGTTTATAATGACAACCAAATTAAATCACTTAATTTACCTTCATCTCTTTTAAACTCTGTACAATCACTTAACCCCTCTTTCGATAATTCTTCTCATGATATTATTTTCTCCAATGACAATGACAATGACAATGACCTTCACTTTGACAATCATCTTGATTATGATAACAAACCCTTTTCACTTCACGATGACATCAACTTTGATGATATTTAATTCATTATTTATTTGTTTATTAGCAGGGGATATCCCCTGCAACCCCTTTTTTCTGTAAGTATAGCATAATATGTTTAAATTAATATAAATACATATAATTAGATTAATTATAATGGTAATTCATGAATTATTCGAAAATGAATGTATCAAATATGGCGAATTTGAATTAAAAAATGGAGAAATATCAAAATATTATTTTGACATGAAAAGTTTAATTTCATATCCAACCATAATGAAAAATATTGGTGATAAAATGTATGAGTTAATAGGCAATGATTGCGACTTATTATGTGGTGTTCCTATGGGTGGTCTTCCAATATGTAGTTATATATCAACACGATATAATATACCTATGATCATGGTAAGAGATAATATAAAAGACTACGGTACAAATAAAAAAATAGAAGGAAAATACAATGAAAATAATAAATGTATAATAATAGAAGATGTAATAACAACTGGTGGATCAGTAAATAAAATAATTGAATTATTAAAAGATAAAGTAAACATTGTAGGAGTAATAGTAATACTAGATAGACAAGAAGGATTTAATTGCAATGTACCTGTTAAAAGTGTATTACAAAAAACAGATATCATTAAACATAAACTAATACATTTGATGAATAAGAAAAAAAGTAGATTATGTTTTTCTGCTGACTTGGACGACAAAGAGAAATTAATTAAAATACTCGAAGATATAGGAGATAAAATAGTAATATGTAAAATTCATTATGATTTTTACGAAGATGATAATAAATATTTAAAAAATAAATTAATTGAATTATCTATAAAAAAAGACTTTCTTTTAATGGAAGATAGAAAATTTGTAGATATATCATATACTGTTGAAAAACAATATCGTAAATATTCAAAATGGATTGATTTAATTACAGTCATGGGAAATGTGAATAGTGAGGTAATAAGTAAAATATCTGGTGTAATATTAATAGGAAATATGTCAAATAATAATTATGATTATATTGAAAATATAAAAGAAATAATGAAAAAATATCCAGAAAGGATAATAGGCATTGTTACTCAATATCGTATAGAAGGACTAATAAATATGACTCCCGGAATATCAAATCGAGAATGTTCTATAGAAGATCAAAATTATAGACCAATACAATCTCTAGATACCGATATAATAATAGTAGGTAGAGCAATATATAATAACGAAGATTACATAGCTAGTGCTGAAATGTACCGTTAATATTGGTTTTACAATTCATACTTATATTTTATAAATCGCCATAAAATTGAATACTATTTTTACAACAAAATAATTGACAACATATTAAAAATGGAGAATTTAACATTAAACAAAGAAACTTTATTCGAAAATGCAATGACTCTTTCGAGTAAAGAATTGAAAGAATTGTGTGTTAAAAATAATATTAACACAAATTCTATATTAGAAAAACATGAATATGCAAACTTACTTGTAGAAAAACAAATAAAAATAAATATAAAAAAAAATTTTGAACAAGATGAATGTTCAATTTGCTACGATTCATTAGGAGAAAAAAATAACTGCATTACACCATGTGGTCACGTATTCTGTTTTGAGTGTATGATGAAAGCTCTTAATCGAAACAACTTGTGTCCTTGTTGTCGTGCTCCATTGAGAGAAGAACCTGAAGAAAGTGATGATGAAACCGATGATGATGAAGATGAATTCGAATGGGACCCATTAGAAGAAAATATAAACCATTGGAGACAAGGAACATCATTTCATAATATAACGAAAGATGACCTAATTGCAAGTCCAGACGTTATAGCAAAAAGAATTGAAAGTGCTGGTTATACTATGGAAGATGTAGTAACTATTTGGTTAGAAAGAATCGATCGTTCAAGTACAAGATATAGAGATAATAATTTTGTCAAAAAGATGGTATCAGACATTGAAAACCTAGTTGATAAAGAAGACGAAGATAAGTATCATCGTGAAAACGAACTAGCATTAATGAGACAAGAAGATGTGATGGAACCAAACAACATGTTAGAAATGGATATTGATTTAAATTTAGATTTACTTTTCAATAATAATTAATAAATTAAAATATAATAAGAGTTTTTTTACACAATATAATATAATCATAATATAAAAATATATAATGAAGATCTATATATATTTAATTTTTTACTTAATAAGTGTAAATTGTTATAAAATAACAACAAAACCAAATTGCAATACATTTAAATACAAAGGTAATTTTTTCTGGAAAATTGGCAAATCTAGAAAATATAAAAAAGGACATTTACATAGAACATTATTCAATGATTATCCTATCTGTATATATCGAGATAAAAATAGTAAAATAAATGCGATTAGTGATATTTGCATACATAGGGGAGCATCATTATCGTCTGGAAAATTATTAAACAATAACTGTGTTCAATGTCCATATCACGGTTGGGAATATGAAAAAGGATTAGTTAAATGTATACCAGGTAGTCCAATAATCAAAGGAGAATTTGGAGTTCCATTATTTAAAATTCATGAAGAGAACGGTGACGTATATTTATGTCCAACATACGATATTAATAGTAAAAATGGTATTAAAGCAAATAATTCTATATATATCCCTCCAGAAGCACACGACGAATCATTTGTTAGAATATCAGGAACAAAACAAATTCACAGACCTAATCAATTGATAACAGAAAATGTGTTAGATATGATGCATATAAGTTATGTTCATACATTTGGTAATCAAGTTTCGCCTGTACCTTTTGAGATAAAATATGAAGATATTGATGAATTTTCAGGAAAAACAACTTTTCATTATACAGCAGGACCAACTAGTATGTCTTCGTTATTAGGTCAATCAAAATATGTAAAAGTTGAGAATGAATTTTATTTACCAGATACAACAGTTACAAGGGTATTTGCTGGTTCAATAATTAAAACTATAGTGACACATTGTTATCCAATTGGTAAAAACGAATCTATATTGCATTACGATTTATATAGAAATTTTCTACAGCAACCTTTATTTAACGGATTATTTTACAAACAAATGGATATTACATTAAAAGAAGATGTAGATATATTGAACAATATTTATGATAATTATATAAAAGGTTTTATGAATACAAAATTTGATATTACACAATTAAAATACAGAGAAAAATGGAACAAACAATTTTTATCTGAAAAAAAGGATAAACAAGATTAATCATCAACGAACATGGATACTTCCATATTTTTAATATTAGGATTTAAATAATTTATAAGATTACTTACATCTTCCAAACTATTATAATATATATCATTTGCACCAATTGCATTTGCAATATCTTTATTCGTTTTATGTGTATGTGTAATTAATTCTTCTTTTTGTTCAATATATATACCGTATTTATTTGTATTATATATTTTTGGAGAACCAGAACAAAATATGATGGACTTCACACCAGAATCTTTTAATAATTTAATAATATTTTTTGAAGTATTGCCTCTTACAATAGAATCATCCATTAATATAACTGTTTTATCTTTAACAACTTCCTTTATTACAGAAAATTTTCTTTTAATATTTTCTTCTATCCTATCCTTTTTCTCTATTATAAATGTTCTGTTGATATATCTATTTTTAATGATACACTCTTGTATGGGAACATTCATAACTTTACTCATACCATAAGCATAAACTCTACTTGTTTCTGGAGTGGGAATTATAAAATCAACATGTAAGTTTTTTTTCAAAAGTGTTTTTCCTAGTAATTCTCCTAATAAATATCTACAATTATAAACTGATACTCCATTAATAATTGAATCTAATCGTGAAAAATAGATATATTCAAATAAACAAGGGGATAAAGATACATTTTGACACTGATAACTGAATATTTCTCTATTACATAAAAAAACCTTTGTTTCACCAGGATTTATATCACCTAGTATCGTATAATTTGATATGTTATTAATCGAACAAGATTCACTAGATATTAAGAAATCACCTTTTACATTACTTGCATAAACTAAGGGTCGAATACCAAACTTATCTTTCATAGTTACAATTCCATAACCTTCAATTCCTATTATTAAACTGAAACTACCATATATAATATCTTGTAAAAAATTAGATAATTGAATAATGTGAATATTTTCAATTTTTTCTATTACAATTTCATTCAAAAAATGAAATATTAGTAAAAACAATAAATAGCTATCAGATTCATGTTCTATATTTTTTAAATTATACTTATTTACCAATATATAAACTAGTTGATCAATATTAATAATATTACCATTATGACAAAATGTCATGTTAAACAAATTGTTTTGTAAATGAAACGGTTGAAAACTATTTACAACATTATTTGTTTTATATCTTGTATGACCTAAATACATATTAGAATTCATATTCAATAACTTATCATTTGAACATAAATTATTTATTAATCCTTTATTTTTTACAATATTTACGACATTTTCATTAAGGCATGATATCCCTGCGCCATCTTGACCACGATGTTGTATTGATAACAATGATTCATATATTTCTATTCCATTGCCTTGATTTTTATACAAAATAGCTGTTATACCACACATTATTATGAATAGTAAGATATTTTTAAATTTTTTTAATATAAGTTTAAAATATATGTATTCATTTCCTATAGGAAACAATTTTCCAGAAAAAATTCCAGCATTTATTGAAATCGCCAAAGGAAGTAATGTTAAATATGAGTGGGATGAAGAAAATAAAGTATTATTATTAGATAGAATATTACATTCTTCTGTCATGTATCCAGAAAACTATGGATTTATACCTCAAACTCTATGTGATGATGGAGACCCTTTAGATGTATTAGTATTGTCCAATATTCAATTACAACCAGGAACAATTGTATATGTAAGACCAATAGGATACATGAATATGACTGATGAAAAAGGAAAGGACGAAAAATTACTAGCAGTTATTGAAAAAGAACCTTATTTCAATAATACATATAATTTGAAACACGTAAGTGATCACAAACTCACTGAAATAAAGGAATTTTTCAAAACATATAAAAATTTAGAACAAAATAAGTGGTCTCGTGTTGATGAATGGCAAAACTATGAACATGCAATTGAATTATTAAAAAATACTCATGAAAAATATAATACATTAAAATCTGTATAAAATTATAAAAAATTATATAAAAATAGTAAATGGAAAATAAATTTAATTTAATATTTTTAATTGGAACAGAAGGATCAGGACATCATTTATTTAAAGATTGCTGCAATATATCAGAAGAAGAACATTTACATGCTTTAATATTTAACTATTTTACTTCTTCTGATATAAAAAAAAAAAATTTACTTGAACGCGATATATATGAATATACAAAAGAAAATATTGGAAAAAAACATATAGAAAGAACCTCTTTTCCTTTTGGTTCATTTAATAAATACAATGAAATGTATAGAAATCCGATATTTTATTATGATATATTAGATTTTTACAACTTATTTTCATCCATGGAACATATCAATTTATTTTTCATAGTAAATACCAGAAATATTATTGAAACAACCATATCATCAATCACACGTTTTAATGAACCAGTTATATATTCAGCAAAATTACAGGAAAATTCATTAATTTATATTAATAGTCAAATGCAATTAATTCCAAAAAATAAATATATTATAGTGGATTTTAATAATTTAAGAAAAAATATTAAAGAGTTTGAAAAAATTTTTCAAGAAAAATCAAATATAAATATATCCTTTGATATTGATAAAATAAAACATATTGACAAAACAAAATATATAGAAAATATACATTATAATTATTTAAAAACTCATTTTAATAAAACTCGATTACAACAATTAAAATTTTTAATAGATAATACATATGTTATATAAAATTGAAACTTTATAAAAAAAATTATAATTTAATAAAAAAATGTTATTTTTGATATTAAATAAAGAAGAAATGTCTCCGTATTATTCGGTGAATGAAATGAACGAAATAACACATATAAGTAACTATCATGTCATTCCAGAATATCATCATTTATACAAAGAAATGGTTCATACAAATTGGATAGACGAACTATCATATATTATTGGAATAATACTATCATTAATAAGTATCTATTATTTTACAACTGAAATAAACAAAGCTATTACTAGTTCTGAATAGCTAATCTAATTTTCTTATAACCACTATTTTCTGCATCAAATAAAAACAATTTAAACTTCTGCATGCTATATTCTGAAATATCTTGATCACATTTGAAATAAGATATTTTTTTTATCGATTTGATATAAACATTATATTTAAACATATCATTTTCGCATATTTTATTAAATACAATTCCTTCGTGTATAGAATTTATCAAAGTTTCATCATGAATACAACTATATAATAAATCACATTCACTTTGAACTTTTCGAATATATTTAACATCAATATTTAATAAATCAATATTTTCTTCATATTGTTTCATGATAACATCTACATTTGAAGTGTCGATGCCAAATACATATTTAAAAAAATAATATTGATTCATTATATCTACAAAACGTCTTATAGGACTCGTTATATGTACATAACAATCTGTTTTTAAAATATCATGATAACTTTTTATATTTTCCGTATATAATTGATACGATCCTGAAATATTATTCCATAAACTTAAGGTTTCTTTTACTTCACTATCATTCAAATTATTCAATGAATCATTTTGTAGAGTTTCACTTTTTGATATTATTCGAAATAAACCACATTTGTTTTCAAACAACTTACTAGCAACTTGTTTATTCATATAGACCATCCAATATGACACTACATCATGACTATCCATTATAGTATTATCTAATTTTTTTGTAATTTCATACAAATGTTTATAATCTTCATTTTGTTTCATTGCTTTTTCTTCATAAACAAAATTTTCACTAATATTAACAATAGAATTGTAATATTGAATACTATCTTCTAATATCATATTATCATTCATATTATAAATAAATTCCATTGTAAATACAGGTCTAATTTTATTTTTAATTAAACTGCAAATATTATCAGATAATAATTCAGGAAGCATTGTTTTTCTATTTTCAGGTAAATATATGGTTGAAACGCGTTTCGTTAGTTGATCCCATAAATCGAAACTATCTAATGCAATATAGACATTTGCTATATAAATATGAATTTTATACATATCATTATCTAAAGGTCTAATTGAAAATGCATCATCCAAATCCTTACTATCTTTAGGATCGATTGTATATACCTTTTCATCCAGTTTATTTTTTATACAATATTTTGTATTTTCCTGTACATTTTGAATATATAAGTCCTCAGACATATTTCTTAAACCGAGTTTTACCCGTCTATTAAATACTGCAATAGAATGTACTAATTTTTTACACCATAACTGATAACTACAAAAAGAAGAGAAGTTATCAACATCTCCAAAAGTTTCTGTTAATAGTCCCATTGGATGTTTATTATCCCAATTAGAAAAACTAAACAATACATATTTATTTAAATGATTTTTATTAAATCCAATACGTAATTCATAAGGTATTAGAAATATGGGTAATGTTTTATCATTAGGAATACATTTATAATACATGCGTCCCTTTTTGTCTTTACCAAATGTTTTATTACCTTGCAATATTAAAATGCCAGCGTGAAAATCATAATCTCTTACAGGTGAATCTGTAATAGATAATTTATTATTTTCTATCATAAATTTATCATTAGAAAACAATTTATTTTCAATTGGATTTATATCAATATTCGGTTCAATATTCCATTTGCTATAATCTCTTGAGTTTGATATAAATAGATGTTTCATTTCAATATATTATATATATTAATTTTTATATACTTTATATCTATACTATATAAAATGAACAAAGTCCAACCTATACAAATGATGACATATTTTCAATCAACGATACGTAATATTGGTTTATATACTTCATTATCTTTTGGTGCTCTTGCAATTTCACGATATCATAGAGATAAAATATGGTCACTCAATATTTTATTATTAATTATAGCAGTCGTTTTTATCATCAATACCTTTTATATAATTCATTATCTAAGAAAAGATGTTCAAAAATATATTCATTTAGATGAATTTAAACAATTAAAACAATGGATGATAATACCGACAATAATGGAATATGTAAATTATACATTAATTTTAGTTTCACTATATATTTTAATTAAGCAATTTTAAATATACAATTAACTTCCATTTATTTGTATATTAATGTAATTCATCTTGAATTTTTTTCTTCAATTTACCAATAGCTTGTCCTGGGTTTAATCCTTTTGGACACGTATTAGAACAATTCATAATAGATTTGCAACGATATAATTTCATAGCATCATCCAAATATTCCATGCGCTCCTTGGTGTTTTCATCTCGTGAATCTTCTATCCATCTATATGCCTGCATTAAAACTGCTGGACCTAAATATTTATCGGAATTCCACCAATAACTTGGACAAGAAGTAGAACAACAAGCACATAAAATACATTCGTACATACCATCTAGTTTGTTTCTATCTTCAATAGACTGGTAATGTTCTCCCGATTTTTTCGAGGATTGTAACCATGGTTTTATTTCTTTATATTGCTGATAAAAATTTTTCATATCTGGAATTAAATCTTTTACAATAGGCATGTGTGGTAAAGGAAAGATGGTAATTTTATCTTCAATCGGTGTTAAACATGCTAATGTATTTTTACCGTTAATATTCATAGCACATGAACCACATATACCCTCTCTGCAAGAGCGACGAAATCCAAGACTTTTATCAAGATTATTTTTAATATGAATCAATCCATCTAAAACCATTGGACCTACCTCTTTTTTATTAATAGAAAATGAATCTATTTTAACTTTATTTTTATTATTTCGATAGATTTTAAATGTACTTGAAAATCTTTTCGTAATATTCATATTTATAATGTATTCATAGATCTTTTTTATTTGTTTTAAAAATATAATATAAAAATCCAAGAGTTGCTATAGAATGAGTTTTTAAATTCAATACTCGTATAAAAGTATCTATTTTTGGAACTTTAATATAATCACTAATAACACATGATGTTGAAACATATGAATGATATGAAAAACAAAATATATTAGGAATTAATACAGCTTTGTCATAGGGTTGTAAATTGTATTTTTGTGTAACTAAAGATGCTATTGTTAAAGGAAGTAAAAGTTTAGAACTTTTATGGTAATTAGTCAGTAACTTATTATTTTTATCAGGAATTAAAAACGACATATATGTTTAATTATTATTATATTTTTAAATAATTATTTAAAAGTTATAATATTTATTAATTTATAACATGAAACAAATTTCACCACATGTCAATATTTATAAATTTCCTATAACTGCTGTTTCATCAATTGCAAATAGAATAACCGGACTAGTATTAACCGGTGGATATATTGTAACAGGTACAATGCTATTATGTAATAAGAATCCTATCGAATATTATAACAAATTGGATAAATATCCTAAAATAGCAATTAATTACGGATTGATTTTTCCTTCTTTTTATCATACATATGGTGGTATTCGGCATTTTTTGTGGGATAAATATCCTCATTTACTTACAAATGTAAAAGTGCAACGTTCATCAATTGGACTTATTTCTATTTCAATAGTAAGTTCTTTTATTTATGAAAAATACGTTATCAATAACGATTTAAATAATGTTTTTGTATAATACTTAAAAATAAAAAACTATAATATTCTAAATGATTTTTATATTTTTTTTATTATTTCATAGTTATAACTGTTTTAGATTTCTACCACATCCATTAGAAA